TTTCTTATTAGTTTCTACTGCTACATGTCTTAGTTGATTTAGTACAGATTCTAATTCAGGATTATCAGCCATTAATAATGGACAGTCAAGTATACCTGTTAGGGAAACTCCTAATAGTCTTTCTTCTTCTGTATTATCTTTCCATATCTTACGTAGATACTTAAAGTTAGTAAGGGTAGATTGAAATGTACCAAGTATAGTAGCCATACGTACCTTTTCTTTCAAGGATTCTAAAGTATCTGTAACTCTACATACTACCTCTGTAAGATTACAAAACTGATAAGGTCTAAGTATAATCTCTGAACATGGATTACAACCAAAGTAATAATTAGCATCTCGTCTGCCATTCTCTAATGCTTTAACTTTGGCAGCTTGTCTATTAAAGATACCACGTTCTCCTGACTTAGATTCATATAAGGATGTCCACTCACGCATGAATGTACCCATCTCAGGTTTGTTTTTATAAGCTACAGAGTTATTAGCTAATGCTCTCTGCCCTTCTCTCTTTATATTTTTATCAGGTTCATCCCACCATTCTCCTGATTTAGCATGTCTTAATTGGTCATCACCTAAATTAGATAGTGATATAAGTGCAGACCTACGCACACCACCTACAACTACAACTTCACCTATCTTGCACATAAGGTCATGGCACTCAATAGGATATAGTCTTCTACCTTTAGCACCCTTGAACTTCTGTATACAAAATTTAAACAAGTCAACTAATGGTGCAGGTCCTGATGCTCTACCACCAAATGTTTTTAGTCTTGCACCTGCTGGTCTGACCTGTGATACATCCCAAGTAGGTACTTGCCCTACATATAGCATAGCAATAAGTTCTCTTAATCCCTTTGCCCATCCGGGTCTGCTGTCACCAACAGTTATGATAGTACTGCTGTCCTCAAAGTGTTCATTGACTATAGGTAGCTTGTCTACATTCTCACGTTCTACAGAGAAACCAACACCTGTGCCACACATAAGTATGTACATACACTCATCGAATGAACGTAGACTATCCACAGGTATATAGCTACAGTTGTAACCACCCACATGGCAACGGTCTAAGGCAGGTCCTGCTGTCATTAAGGCTCTCATGCTAGGCATCACACCTAGAGATAGTATCTGCTCTGTAAGCTTCTCTTTTAGAGCTTTACTAACTGTATAATTATGATTCTTAACTAAATGATTATCCATATAGTCAAAGTATCTGTCTACAGTCTCACCCCAATTCTCTCTACGTTGTTTATCATCCTTCCACCGTGCATAGCGAGAGAGTGCTATAAAGTTTTGGTAGTCGGTAGGTAAATAGTTTTGTATCATTTATGTCTCCTCACTAACTAGTTTCATATTCTTAATCTCAACACCTTCTATTTCATGGAAGGCTTCTCTTACGTATTCTTCAATCTCTTCGCTGACCATACCATCTGCAGGTACAGTATATTCATCAGGGTCTACAGAGACTGTCATCATTATCTTAACTCTTATCATCACAGACCTCAATGAGTTTATTCAGATACCACTGTGCTTTCTTGAGGTCTTCTACACCATTCTTGTATCTGTATCTCCATAGATACTTAACTATATTACCCTGTAGGTAATAGTCAAACCCATCTACTAACATAGCTTCTAAGGCATCAATCGTTTCAATACCTGCTTTGTTATAATGAATAGGACTATTAACCATGTCTTCCATTTCGATATTATCAGATTGTGCCATAGCTTGTTTCTCCTTTTCTGCCATATGATTCATATATTCCATGTGTCTCATATCTTTTATATATTCTTTTTGTGCCATTGTCAATGCTTAGTCTCTTCTTTACCAAAAGAAATATGAATTACATTATCATCTATCTCTTTTACTCGACCCCCTTTCTTATCAGGTATGTCAAATACATCTTCTATAGGTAGATGCTTATTGGCTTCTTCTTCTACAGCATCTCTGAATATTTTATTCTGCTCCATCAAAGGCACAGTAGCACATATCTGCCTAGTAAAGTTTAGCATTGCTTCAAAGTCCTCATCATTTAATGGATTCTTTTTGCCTACCATTATACTAAGAGATACATCACCTGTCCAACCCTTGCTATCTACATGAGGTTTTACTTGTATAACAAAGTCTTCGTCTTCTAAATATCTATCATTAATCATTTTATTCTCCTTATCTTTTTACCTGTGAATTTAATTATCTTTGGATGTTTGTTCTTACCTTTTTCTTTCAACCAATCTTCAGGAATTATTCTGTCATAGTATCTGAAACCATACTTGTTACACCATTCTCCATACGTAGACTTAGCACCCTTGCTTAACTTACGTCTACTATTCTCAAAGACAAATCTAATATCTAATTGTGGATGTTGTTTCTTAATAGCTAAATGTTTACGTCTATCTATAGCAAGAAACCTTCCCTTTGTCTCTATGATAATACCATTATTTAATATGAAGTCAGGGGTATAGGTTCGATAGGCTAGGTCTTCCCATTCAATCTTAAGACATTCGTAACCATATTTATGTTTACGTTCTGTAAGATAAACAGATACCTTATGCTCTAATCCACTCCTATACCCATGCTTTAAGGCTGCACGATATGCCTTATGAGGAGACACTTAGAAGTTTCGCCACGTGATTCCTGTAAAAGGACTATAAGAAGTTTGATAACCTAAGTTCTTTAACTCCTCTTTCACAGCTTCTTCAGCTACCTTCCTAGCTTCCATAGCATCACGCAAACCTGCTGTACGCATTTCACGATACTGCTTCTTTGCTTCTGCTAGTTGCTTCTCCATCTCTTCTATATCAGATTTTAACTCATCTAATGATTTACTCATGCTATTTTCTCCTTTCCTAGCTTAATATATTGAACCATCTTAGGTTCTTTTGCTAATGACTTCTGTGCAGGTAACTCTTGTAGAGTATCCCAACAACTATATCTGAAGTCACAAAAGGTGCAGTTCTTATTTAAAATAAGATTACCTGTAGCTTTACCTCTAAAGGTTTCTTCTTCAGGCTCAAAGCACCTTACTAACTCTTTAGCATTGGCTTGTTTAACAGTCTTCTCTATGTTACCTAAGACATTAGTGGTGTCTGCATTTCCTGCTGATACGTATTTGAACTGTCCATTAGACTTATTCACTACCCACCAACCACCTATGTTTTTACCACTAGCTTTCGCATATCCAACGAGTTGACCTACATAACCAAAGCTATCACCATTAGCCACTGATTCAAATGAAGCAAACTTATTCCTGTATGACCAATCCGATGCAGACTTTATATCGTCAACACAATCATCAAGCACTAGGTCATACGTTCCTTTTACATTGACACCATTCTTTAGTTTCAATGTAACCTCTTCACTGTCTTGGTATTCAATCTTGGCTTCCTTCAATAAACCTTTGAAGATAGCTTCGACTATATCACCAATCATCATTGTCATCAAGAAACTATTACCTTTCGGTAAAGCTTTCTCAGGATGGTTCTTATCAAACCAAAGCTGACAAGAAGGCTTACCTATGTTAGACATACGTAATTTAAAATCCTTCCTATCATTCTTTGTTCCGAACTGACGAACCATAGCTTCCTTTATATCGGATGCTACACCTTCAATAGTCTCTATCGACATCTGCTTCTTAGATGCAAGTATATCTTCTAGCAACTTATGTATCGCCAATTCAGCACGGTGATTCATTAGCTTGCATCCACTTCGATAAAGTCTTCAACTATATCTTTCATGTCTGCATCTGCATTACCACCTACATTGGAATCCCACTCACTAACTATATACTGATTATAGTTTTGTATCCATGACATGAAATCACCAAAGATAACTTGGTCTTCATCAGACAGGTCAATCTTATTGGCTACATCGAGTGTAGATACAGGTAAGTAGAACACATTACCATTAGGTAACTTACGTTCTTCAGTCTCTAATGCTATGCTATGCTGAACAGGAAGTCTCTTCAACTGTGCCAACTTAGTAAAAGGTTGACCTACAGTTTTGAAAGCATCTCTATTATCTATCTCCCATATGAATGGTGTAGATTCAAAGGCTATCTTTTCACCCTTGTCATTACATGGGTCAAGTAAATCAACTAGACCAAAGATAACACGCACTCTTTTAATCTGCTTGATTAAGTCTTGAGTCTTCTCAGGCAATGCTTTGAAGTCTTGAATATAACCTGCTGGTTTACCACAGTTAAACCCACCTTGATTATCTTTTAAATCTAGGTTAAGTGAATCTGCCATAACAGTCTTATGATAGATGCCCATAGGCTCACCCATCTTTGCGTTCATATTCTTAACGAACCTCTTGTA